AGTCTTGCTACTAATAGCTTTGAACTTTATAATTCTGTTCCAAATGAAAAGATGATTACTGCTTATCAAGATGGAGCCGTAGAAATCTATTGGGATGGCTCAAAGAAGATGGAGTCAACGAGTTCGGGTATAACCGTTACCGGAACTGTTACTGAAACATCGGATATTAGTTTAAAAAATAATATTAATACGATTCAAAATCCACTTGATTTAATTGAACAAATTAGAGGAATTAACTTTACTTGGAAAACTAACGGAATGAAATCAATGGGTGTTATTGCACAAGATGTAGAGAAAGTATTTCCTGAACTTGTTCATGGTTCAGAAGGATCGAAATCGCTTCAATACAGCGGCTTGATAGGTGCGTTGGTAGAGTCAGTTAAAGAACTATCGGCAAAAGTAAATGCCTTAGAAGCGAAATGATCCGGACTTGTCAGCAACGAGAGTTGACCCTATGCTACGTGGACATATCAAAATCTAATGCCTACACCTCAAGAACGCCTTGATATTGAATCAGCAGAGCTGAAAGCCTTAGTGGAAGAATATAATGGCATTGCTTCTTCTCAACAAGAAAAACTGCAAGTAATCACAAAGAAGCAGGCAAGGGTAGAATTATTGCAAGAACAAGTCGCAGAAGGCGGCTAAACTATTACTAAAACTATCGACCAATGGCTATTTCTTACACTTGGGAAATTAATGACAAAAACATGGTTGCGAACGTTTCAAACGGATTTGTAAAAACCATCGTATATAGGGTAAAAGGGATGGATGGAAGCGAAGAAAAAGCCAGAGCAACCGGACAAGTTGAATTTACTGAACCTTCTTCCCTGCCTTCTGATTTCGTTGATTATGATTCGTTGACCGCTGCTAAATGCCTTGAATGGGTGAAAGCCGCAGTTGGAGCAACACAAGTGACAGCTATTGAAACTGGTTTAAAAGCTCAAATTGATTTAATTAATACCCCGACTGAAAAAGTTGGTGCCCCTTGGTCTTAGTGAACTTGTCTAGCTAGGTCTATTTGTTGTTGGCTTTGTTGTTTAACTAATATCCCTGTCATTAGATACGCAGGTAATAAAGCAACCGTTGAAAAAACTACAACCATAACCATGATTGGCGCGGCCTTAAGTATGGCTTCTTTCCATATATCGTCAAACATGTTTTTATTTAGATTTTAGTTTAATATCGAGGCGTAGCAACGCTTAAAGCTATGAAAAAAGTTATTAATGTTCTTGTTATTGCTAACTCAGTCTTTATAGTGGGAGTGCTAGCAGGTGGCGCGGGTCTTTATTTCTACGCTAAGAACCCAACCAACCAAGCCAAAGCAAAAGCTTTTTTGACAAATCAAATTACAAAGCTAATACCTGTTCCTGACATAAAGCTTCCTACATCAACCGGCCCCGCCCTTCCTTTCTAATATGGGTAAATTCTTTGCAAGCCGAGGCAATCAAAGAGGCATTGTTGCGTTTAAAAGAAGAAGAGCTAATTAGACAGAAAGAAGATGGAAATAGAAAAGATTCAGAAAATACAAATACCAAAGATCAACACCTTAATTAATACGCCCCATATAACAAGACAACTCAACGTACAAAAACCGGGGATAGATTTTTTAATTCCTAGTTATACGCCAGTTGAATATAACCCGAAGAAAATGCAATATGTGCAAAAGGCTCAACCGCCTAACCCTCCTGATCCGCCTAATCCTCCTGACGCTGAATTACCCGGTGAAGATGTATTGCCAGAAGAAAAAGAAATTGATTGTCCTGCAAAAGATCAGGCGTACAGGTTAGGGGATTTAAGAAACGCCAAAGCAAAAGAAAAGGTAATTGGTTTTGAAGTTATTAATAAAAAATGTGTTGAGATATGGGGGCCAACAAATATTGCTGATAAATATTTACCAAGTGCGTCGGTTGCTGCTACTACGTTCGGGATTACAATTGTTGCTACAAGTGCGGCAACATTAACGCCAATTTTAACGAAAGCATTAAAACCATTATTTAAACAATTAGT